GTTTTTTTTTTCCCGCGGAGAAAGATAAAACCGCGTTTATGGAATTTTGTATTTTATTAATGGCACGTTTTAAGCATCAACGGCAAAAGCATTTTTGGGATTTATTATTTATTGGGGCAACAACACCACCAAACAGCAAGGACAACGATCAAGCAACGGCGTGCATCATAGCAAGCATCATCTTCATTGGGACATATTCATCATGGTCTTCATGGAATTTATCCCACGACTGAATAATATTACGAGGACCAAATTGGACACACTTGATATGCAAGTTAACAACATCATCGTATTTTGGGAACTTGACAAACATCTCCTCAGTGAGCTGCAATTGTTTCATCTTCTCATAAACATAGGAATCAAACCTACTGTCACCAATGGGTTGGATAGACTCCAGGACACGATAAGCCTCCTGTAACTTGTTGTAGATTTCCCTGTCAAGAGCAAACATGGAAAACACAATCAACCTTGCGGCAAGACGAGCACTGTCCAATGGTGTATCGGAACTGTTGAATATCTTACTAGCTGGGCCAGGGCGCCAGGGGCGCCACAAGACACGATGTACTTTACCACCATAACTGAATTCTCTAAATTGGAATTGGAGAAAGACAGGAGCATTAGGATCCAGCGTCAAAGATTTGGAAAACAACTTTGTACAAACATGAATTTCATCTGGTGAAATTTCCATGTTGAACATACGCAACATAATAAGAGACATCAAATTGGGGTCAAAGTTGAATTTTACCTTCTTATTGTTGAGATCCAACACCTTCTTAGCAGCAAGGAACCAATCATCGCCATACGTTTTAACCTTTGAATTGTTAACAACTACAGGGATCGGTAGATGACCATTCATAATAGTGAGAGACGTGAACAATTGCACAGCATTAACCATACCATTTGCGCCGGTTGTGTTACTGGTGCCACTAGGCATAGTACCGGCAACAAAATAAGGGAGCCCAGAATGAGGGTCTTGCTGAACTTTCTCAACAGTTGTAGCAATATAGTAATCACGATAAGCCTTATTGACAGCATATTCAGCAGTGCCGACATCACCACAGCGCAAAACACTTAGAAGCAAACCAAGCGTAAGAGCCAACATATGGTGGCGAACATGCAAGTCAAATTTTGAATAATCACCATGTACAATATAATAGTGCTCCAACAGGTATTCTTCAGGTTTGTCCCAATCATCACCAAATAGCTCACGCAGCAAAGCCTCTCCACTACCATGCATTCGAAGGCCACATGCATCAAATTTGTTGCTCTCAGCACAACCAAGCCCAG